GGATGGTAAATGTAGCCTTGGCTTCTGCACCGGGAGCAGAATCCACTTGGAACTGGCCTACACGCCCATTAAAGGCGTAGTAAACGATGTTTGCACCTTCGGTAGCCGAGACAATGAAAGTGCGGTCAATGACCCCAGAATAGGCATCAGCACGCATCAGCAACAAGTTGGTGTCAGCAGGGTTCCATGCAGCAGTAATGGTCATGGATGTAGGAGCCGCCTGAACCGGAATCTTGTCAGATTGACGAGAACCAGCCACACCGAAACTGGCAACAGCATCATCCATGCCGAAAGCAGGGATTGCTTCGACAGGAATCAAGTTGCCAATAACAGCCAATGGGCCAACGCTTGCAACCAAGGACAACTGAGCAGTAGTCAAAGGAGTAGGTGTGGCTCCGGGCTGTGCGTACAGAGCCGCGCTAAAACCGGGAAGAACTTTGTTTGGTAAAGCCATTTTGAGTATCCTTCAAAAGTTGAACAATTGTCTTGTTTTACGCCGGGATGTCAATGGTGCAATCTAAAAAGATTTGCGCCATCTTTTCCTCATCGTTGTAACTGTTATACAGCCACATAACATCGGCTTTAGATATGTAAAAGCCTTCTGCTGGACTGCCCAAAATCCCGCTATACCCGTGCAAGGCTTGCAGAATCTGATTTGAGATTGTAAATCCTTCTTCTATCTGTTGAGTAAAGATAGAAATTTGAAATACAGGTCGATCAATGCCTTTATTGCTTTGCTGTGTTCCCGTATATACAGGCTGATGCACATTACGCAGCATCCAAGTAATGAACTTAGGCTGAGTGGCAAAGTTACGGTTAAAAGACGCATACACAGGCACAGGCGTGACAATGTTAGCCAGTTGGTACTGGATGGCTCTACCGTAAACAACAGGATTGAGTTGAGTTGCCATTAGACCGCCGTAACTGGATCAGAACGGTAGCACAAAAAGATAATGTTCATTCGATCATCAGTCTCTCTTGCACTGTCAATACGCCAATCTTTTCCACGCCATGTGATTGAATAGAGGTTTTGGTTATCCACTATTGCTTTCATGTTTGGCGTGTAATTTAACGTGAAATTGGTCATGTCTTGGTACAGACGATATTTATCAGCAATCTTGAGACTGTTGGCAACATCTGCAACTCTTGCCCGTGTGACAAACCACAATGCCTGAACAGTCGCAGACTCACCAAAATCCGACTTGGTAAAAGTCAGGTTGTTGATGTTGATGTTTTCAAAACGAGCAATTGCCATTTCACATCACCAATGGTTTGTAATTGCGTAGCAGCGTTGTGACACCAAAAGGAATGTCTTTTAACTTTGTTTCTGTCGCATTTGCACGATTGTTGTACAAGTGCGTAAGCAACAACAAACCTGCTTGTTTAATGACAGGGTAAGCAGCCAAAGGGTTGGAAACAGTTGTGTATTGAACAACGATAGGAGCAGTCATCACCGAATTAACATCAGTCGGCAAATTGTTAACAATTACTTTGTTGCCAGAGGCATCGTAGTAATAGCTTGTGCTTGCAAGCGTTGTGAACACCGGAGGAAACGCATCATTCCAATAGCCAACCGAGTTGATGGTCAAACCGGGTTGATTGGGGTAAAAGTTTTGACTTACTTCAGGCAAGTCAAGACTAATAGGTGATGCTACAAGGCTTTCAGAACCGTACCAGACGCGATAAGTTACTGGAAGGATAGACATCCCCAAGTAATCCTCAATTGCTTGTCTAGTAGCCACCTCAAGGCCAAGCAAATAGGTGTCTTGGCTTTCGTCATTAAACAAATTTAGTTGATTGGTAATTTCATCAAGCGTCAACCACGCCGTGACACTATCACGCCCAATTTGTTCAACCTTTGCATAGTTAAACGGATTGCGCGTTTGAGCGCCAAAAGGCGCAGCGTATTGATAGTTGTCGAAACTCATGGCTTAGACACCTACCAAACGGATTCCAGCAAACGGGTCACGCACGGTACTTACTAGACGCTTTTCCGCATATAGGGTAATGAAGCCGGGGCTTGTCTGTTCCATTGCCTGAATGGTCATTTCTTCAACGTCAGCAATACTGACAAAACGAGGCCAGTTAGCCAAGTAAATGTTGAAATTTCCAGCGCCAGTTGTTTGAATGTTTGGGTTGGCAATCACAGGGAAGCCAAACATATTGACAACAGCACCGCCATCATCATCGCCAGTTTCGGCAAATTGTCTAATTGCCGCGCCACCCGTTCCGAGGTTACGCAGTTCGTGAATTGTTTGTGGGTGCATCATCCATGCAGTACCGGGAAGATTCCAATACTGTGCAGGGAACAAACGGGTTATGTCTGTAATGTCGGAATACGACACAGCAGCAGCCGCTTGAGTGTATGTAGCAATGGAGTGAATGCCGTTTGTAATTGCTGTGCCACTTGTACCAAATGCAGACGATACTGCGCTTGTGTACATATTCAGTCCGCGCAAACCATTTGTAGCGCCGTTGATAGTGGTTGTCGAACCAGCTTGGTCATTGTTCAAAACCATTGAAGCGCCTTCGATCTGTGCAAATTCCAGCATCAAATCTTCGACCAGCGTTTCATTTAGGTAGTTTACATCCGACATAACCGCTGAACGCACAGGCAATTGAGCAGAAATAACACGGGTTGGCAGTTGCCAGATAGATGTGTTGATGTTTGGCGAACCGCTGTTAGGCGTGAACGTGTAGCCAAACGGGTTTGTGGAATTTGTCGCATTACCTGTCTTGGCAACAAACTGAACGCTTGAGCCAGATGCAGGAATAACACGCGACATCTCACGAATTGGGTTTGCAAAACGCAATGCAGCAAATGCGTTGTCAAAGAAGGTACGACCACCAACCCCGTCACCAGAGCCTGTGATAGCAGATGCCTCGCGCAAGTCAATTGTGACTTTCTCGCCAGTTTCCAATGTTTGCTTAATTCCAGACAGGATGCGTTCGGTAATGGTCATAACAGTTCCTAAATTATTGGCACAAAAAGGAGGGGCATTTACGCCCCTCCGATTTATCAGGTAGCTGTACCTGTCGAGCGATAGCGAATCAATGCGTTTGGATCTCTAACACTGGTGGCAAGCCTTTTTTCGCCAAAAAATGTTATAAATCCTGGGAGCGTTTGGTCGTATCTCCGCATAACCATGTTCAAACGATCAATGATTGTGTGGCTACGGCTCCAATCACCAAAATACATTGGGTACAAGCTAGTTGTGCCAGCAGAACCCGTAGTAGTTTGGCTAGGAGTGTCCAGATACTTGTTCATCACAACGTCAAAGCCAAGCATTTGACCAATGATGCCATCAGGGTTCAACGACTCCATAGAGTTGAAGATTGGGCGACCATTGGTATCTTGCAGACCACGGATTGCTTGAGCCAAGATTGGGCTGACCATAAACTTGGTGTTAGGAGTCCAGTACTGTTGTGGCAAGGCGTAGACAGTGTTAATAACGTCTTTGTATTGGATTGCGTTAGCACCAACAGTGTTGACGTTAGAAGTGATCTGGTCATAAGTAGCCAGCGAGTGCAGACCGCTTGAAGAACCAGTGCCAGAAGTGCCAAAAGCAGCAGCAGAAGTTGTACCGCCAGCATAAGTGGCATTAGAACCAGCATATTGATCCAAACCACGCAGACCGTTAGTACCGCCGTAAGGGTTAGTACCCGATTGAGCAGCTTGGTCGTTGTTCTGAATCATCGACAAGGCTTCAGCCTGTGCAAATTCGGCCAGCATGTCATCAACCACGTTGGCTTCCAAACCATCAATGTCGTCCAGCGCAGCAGTACGGATTGGGAACTGCACGTTTAAGTCTTGCAAAACCAATTGCCAGATGCTTGTGTTCTCAGTTGTATCAGAGCCGTTGTTCTGGATCGTATACCCCCATGCAACACCAGCATTGCCAGTTTTGACACGGAATTGATAGCTAGAACCATCGGTAGCCACAGTGCGCGACAGACCACGCATAGGGTTAGCCAAACGCAGAGCAGCAAACACTGGATCGTAGCCAGTACGACCACCCTTGCCATCACCGCCAGCGGTCAAAGCAGAGGCTTCCTTCAGGTACGCATCCATTTGGGCTTCGTCTGCAAAGATTTGCAGTTCTTTTTCCAAACGGTTGTTGCCTTTGTAGAA